TAGCGTTGAGGTATGGGATTGGTGGTGGTGAACCACTGACGCTGGAGCAGGTTGCAACCGTATTCGATTTAACAAGGGAGCGTATAAGGCAGATAGAAGCTAAAGCAATTAGGCACTTGCAGATAACCCACATTGCAGAAAAGTTGAGCAACTTATAAACAGATAGGAATCCGTGATGTTTGATCTTGTATCCACCCACCCCGACATTGAAACACAGGCACAACGAAGCGCACAGCTTCTCGCTGCGGTAATCAGCAGGGCTACGGCTGATCTGATGGAGAGGCCAACAACTGTCGAGCGAAGGAAGCGTATTAACTTGAATGAAGATGCGCTGTCTAGTCTTATATTCTTCTTTGGAAAAAACAACGAACGATTCAAAAACTTTTCGAGGCTGATCGGTATGAATCCTGAGTCGTTCTTAGATCGGTTAGAAACTATTAACTCCTACGATGCGGGTAATGGTAACAAGTTCACAGGCAGTCAACTACGCGCACTTCATTTAAGGGTTGTATGGTACAAAATGAGGCGAGGAGCAGAGGCTTATGCATGAGATGCCCTCAATGCGGAGCAGTAACTGATGTTAAAGAAACAAGGACTAAAGATGGGATCATTACAAGAAGGCGCATCTGCCACAACTACCACACCTTCAAAACGGAAGAGCGTTGTGTTACAGAACCCACGGATATTCGACCCATTTGTACGAGTAGACCCACAACTATTAGAAAGGATTCATAAACAATCATTAGCAAACTACGTAAACAAATTTGAAGAAGCATTATTTTAAACAACAGAGGATTTTATGGCAAAAGCAAAACAATTAAACCGACCAGAAAGAATTCGTCGGTACATGCAAGCAAACCCCAAAGCAAAAAACAAAGATATTGCGCTGCACTTTGGTACGACCTATGCAAACGTATACAGCGTTAGGCGCAGGTTAAAGCCAAATGCAGTAACCCCGAAAGAGGTAATGCACGCCCCGATGCCTGAGCCAGATAGGGACGCAATGCGGGAAAGATTGGTGGAAAGATTCCGTCTGCTGTCCGTAACCAGCAGCCCAACTCGGCTTCAAGGTCGCCTGCATACCACATCAAACCCTGTGCTTGCTGCCGATACAGTCAACCACCCGCCACACTACAAGGTAGGGGGCATTGAGACAATAGACTTTATCGAAGCAAAGGGGTTGGACTACAACCTTGGTAATGTAGTGAAGTATGTCACCCGCGCAGACCACAAGGGCAATAAGTTACAAGACTTACAGAAGGCTAAATGGTATCTTGATCGGGCTATTGAGAAGGCTGCATGATAATCGCCATCGACTTTGAGACGTACTATGATCGTGAGTACAGTCTATCTAAGATAACTACAGAGGAATATATCCGGGATGACCGTTTTGAGGTGATAGGGGTTGCGGTCAAAGTCGATGATGCGCCGGTTGAGTGGTTCAGCGGGACGCTGCGGGATACCAAGGACTGGCTAGCTCAGTTTGATTGGGAGAACGCATTTGTCCTAGCTCATAACACGGCATTTGATGGGGCTATCCTCTCATGGAGGTTTGGCATCCGTCCCAAAGCATTGCTTGATACGCTGGCAATGGCACGTGCAGTAGACGGTGCTGAGGCAGGTAACAGTCTAGCAAAGCTGGCTATTCGCTACGGGATAGGCCAGAAAGGGAACGAGGTGGTGCTTGCATTGGGTAAACACAGAAAGGACTTTACACCCCTCGACCTCATGCAATACGGGGAGTACTGCAAAAACGATACAAGCATAACCTACGATCTGTTTAACATTCTTTCGCTGCATTTTAAGAAGCAGGAATTTAAGCTGATTGACCTGACCCTGCGAATGTTTACAGAACCGACACTAGTGTTAGACCTTCCGCTGTTAGAGCAACACTTGATAGATGTAGTAGACGAGAAGGAAAGATTGATAGCGGCGGCGAATGCGGACAAAACATCCCTCATGTCCAACGAAAAATTTGCCATGCTACTGGTGGGGCTGGGCGTAGAACCTCCCATGAAGGTCAGCTTAAAGACAGGCAAGGCCGCATACGCACTAGCCAAAACGGACGAGGGCTTTAAGGCTCTTGCCGAGCATGAAGATGTTAGGGTACAGGCTCTTGTCGCGGCTAGGCTTGGGTCAAAAAGCACACTAGAAGAGACACGGACTCAGAGGTTTATTGATATAGCGAAGCGCGGTAGCCTTTCCGTACCCCTGCGCTACTACGCTGCCCATACTGGAAGATGGGGCGGGGAGGACAAGCTCAATTTACAGAATTTGCCCCGAAAATCTAAACTGAAGTCCGCGATCATGGCCCCAGAAGGCTACGTGCTGATCGACGCCGACTCCTCCCAAATTGAAGCGCGAATCTTAGCTTGGATTTCTGGGCAAACTAACTTGGTTGCTGCGTTTGAGGCGGGGGAAGATGTTTATAAGATCATGGCAGGGAAAATCTACAGCAAACCCCCAGAAAAAGTTACGGAGAGCGAACGGTTCGTAGGCAAGACAACAATACTGGGTGCTGGTTACGGCATGGGGCATGCTAAGTTTCGGGTGCAGCTACGGAATTTTGGCGTAGACCTCGGTGAACTGGATTGCAGGTTTATCCTGAACAAGTACCGAGATGGCTTTCCTTTTATCCCTCAACTATGGGAAGAAGCACATAGATGCCTTGATGCTTTGGCAGACGAAAAGCTCAAGACAACAACCTTTGGTAAGCAACCGCAAGCAGTCTATGTGCTGCCCGGAGTTGGCTTCGATCTGCCTAGTGGATTACCCTTAAAGTACCTAGATTTACGCCCCTCAGAGATTGACGAAAGAGGGCGTTCGCAGTATATTTACAGTACCCGCCGGGGTGTCGTGCGCATCTATGGTGGTAAGGTAGTAGAGAACCTATGCCAAGCACTAGCGCGTTGCGTCATAGGGGAGCAGATGCTGCGGATAGCCCAAAGATACAAGGTTGTTCTAACCGTACACGATGCCGTCGCCTGTATCGTAGAAGAAGACAAATGGGAAGAGGCTGCTAGATACGTACAGGAATGTATGCGCTGGCGTCCTAAGTGGGCAATGACACTCCCCCTCAACTGTGAAATTAAATATGGAAAAACCTATGGAACAACAAAGAAATTTACGGGGTAGCATTATTGACTATGCGTATCCGTGCATGATGGCAGAGAAAGCTATGAAGGATTTGCATAATGCGGTGCTGGAGCAAGACTTGGACACGGCAATCAATGAGGCAATTACGGCGCTTGCCGAAATTAAGCTGACCCTCAATTCCCTTAGGCATATGAGGGAGGTACAGCATGGAATACACGTGGTCGTATAGTAGCATCTCGCTGTTCCAGCAATGCCCCCGCAAGTTCCATCGTATGCGGGTGGTTAAAGATATTATTGAGCCACCACAAGCGCATCTGCACTACGGCACAACTGTGCATAAAGTTGCGGAAGAATATATACAGAACAATACGCCAATTCCACCGCAGTATGCGTTCATTCAGAAGCAGATAGACCCGCTCAAAGCGATGGCTGGGGAGAAGCTATGCGAGTACGAGATGGGGCTTACCAAAGAATTTAAGCCGTGCAAGTTTAGGGACAAGAATGTATGGTTCCGGGGCATAGCCGACCTTCTTATTGTTAACGAAGACAAGGCAAGGATCATCGACTGGAAGACGGGAAAGTCTAGCCGCTACGCCGACAAGAAACAATTGGAGTTGCTGGCGCTTCTCACATTCAAGCATTTCCCCCAGATCAAGTCCATCAAGGCGGGGCTGGTGTTCCTAGTTGCTGAGGATTTAGTCCCCGCTGCATTCACTGCCGACCAACAGCATGATGCATGGAAAAAGTGGCTAGTCGAAGTTAACCGTTTGGAGGCATGCTACACAAACGATATGTGGAACCCACAACCAAACTTCACATGCCGTAACTTTTGTGCAGTAACAGATTGCGAACATAATGGACAAAAGTAACATGGATGGGTTAGAGGATATACAAAAGCAAATTGATGCTATCTGCAGGGAATACCCTACTCTGGGGGCAGAGGGAATTTTACCAGCACGGGATATTAAAACTGGACTGCTGAACGAAGTAGAACCTATTGACCCCACAGAATTTAGAGTGGTGGCTCAATGGCTTGTTATGCATGATGGGTTCAAGCGCAGAAAAACAGTAAACACATACATGTCAAGCTACGGTTGGAAACATGTTGTAGAAAGAAACGCACATACATACATAACCAATGGCGCTTTCGTCTGCGCTGCCTTAGCATTGGGGTACAAAATGCAACGCATTAAAGATTCGCCAAACGTATTTTTTAATATCAGTAAGTGGGATTCTAATCAGGAGTAAATATGCCGTACGTAAATAAACCCCGTCCCTATGCCAAAGAATACGCGCAGTATGACGGCACACCTGCAGTTAAGAAGAAACGCGCCGAGCGGAACAAAGCACGGGCCATTATGGAAGACGCTGGCTTGGTACACAAGGGGGATGGCAAAGATGTTGACCACCAGAAACCGCTGTCTAAAGGCGGGACAACAGTACGCAGCAACCTAAGGGTAAAGAGTGCTTCAGACAATCGCTCATACAAAAGAAACGCCGACCACACCATTAAATAAATGCAAATCGTCAACAACAAAGCCTTGGTCATCCGTACCAAGCAACCAGAACGCATAACCACCGCAATTAAAAAGAGTGCCGAGGTAGGCAAGCGTGGGGATGTTACTGAGGTGGCGGTGCATTGGGGGTTGGAGGAAGCTCAAGCCCTACGGCAGCTAGGTATAAAAAAAGTGCCGTCCCCCATAGATCGGGACTACAAGTGGCCGGGAATATTTAGGCCAATGGCGCATCAGAAGGAGACAGCATCCTTTCTAACCCTGCACCCCCGTGGCTTCTGCTTTAACGAGCAAGGCACAGGCAAGACCGCATCCGCTATCTGGGCCGCAGACTATCTGCTGGAGCAGGGAGTTATAAAGCGCATACTAGTGATCTGCCCGTTATCCATCATGCAGTCAGCATGGCAAGCTGACCTGTTTAAGTTTGCTGTGCATCGTAGCGTAGATGTAGCCTATGGAGAACGCAAGAAGCGCCAATCAATCATAGGCGGCATAGCCGAGTTTGTCATTATTAATTTTGATGGTGTCAGCATCGTGCAGGACGACATAAAGAATGGGGGCTTTGATCTCATCATTGTGGACGAAGCTAACGCCTACAAGAATCCTCGCACGGAGCGATTCAAAATACTGAAGCACGTAATGACCCCCCAGACATGGATGTGGATGATGACGGGTACACCCGCCGCGCAGTCTCCCCTAGATGCGTATGGTCTGGTGAAGATGTGTGTCCCAGTACGCGCACCGATGCTGTACGGCATGTATCGGGACAAGGTTATGTATCAGATTTCTAGATTTAAGTGGGTTCCGAAGCCCGAGTCTCAGGCCATCGTGCATGATCTGCTGCAGCCAGCAATCCGGTTTACAAAAAAGGAATGCTTGGACTTACCTGAGGTCACGCACACTTCCCGCTTTGCTCCTCTTAGTGCGCAGCAGATAAAGTACTACAAGCAACTGAAGAAAGACTTCCTGATCGAAGCTGTCGGTGAAGAGGTGTCGGCGGTAAACGCTGCAGCTAACTTAAGCAAGCTGCTGCAGATTTCATGCGGTGCTGTGTACACGGACACTAAGAACGTAATCGAATTCGATGCCTCTGCGCGACTCTCTGCGGTTCAGGAAGTTATAGAAGAGGCTACCAACAAGGTGCTTATCTTCATCCCATTCACCCATGCCATAAATCTAGTTAGCGAGTACTTGCGAAAGAACAAGATAACTGCAGAGATCATAAACGGTAGTGTTAGCGTAGGAAAGCGCACCGATATCTTTAAGCGATTCCAAGAAGACACCGACCCAAAAGTCTTGCTCATTCAGCCGCAAGCTGCTGCCCACGGGGTTACCCTAACAGCCGCAAACGTGGTCATATGGTACGCTCCTGTCACATCAAGCGAAGTGTACCTACAGGCTAACGCAAGAGTGCATAGGCAGGGGCAAGTGAACCCCGTCACGGTAGTCCACATCGAAGGTAGCCCTGTAGAGACGAAGATGTACACCATGCTGCAGAGCAAAATTGACTTCCATTCAGGCATCATCGACCTGTATAAAAACGAAATAAACTCTTGACAGAGTAAAGAAAGGGGTGTACAATAGACCCCTTCCAGCAACAAAATTGAAAGGACAACATGGACGCACCCATTGAGAAAATTGTGCAAGCGTACATCAAGATACGCGATGTGAAAGAGAAGTTGTACCAAGAGTACAAGGCTAAAGAAGAAGAGCTTGAAGCGCAAATGATTACGCTCAAACACAAGCTAATTGAAATCTCCAAAGAAACTGGAGCAACCAGCTTTGCCACACCCCACGGCACTGCATACCGCACTATCAAGACACGCTACTGGACTAACGACTGGGGCAGCTTCTATGATTTTATGCGGGAGCATTCCACAATGGAGTTGTTGGAAAAGCGTATTCACCAGACGAACATGAAGGAGTTTATGGCGGAACATCCCGAAGACCACCCACCCGGATTGAACATCGACAGTGAATATGAAATCACTATTCGGCGCAAGTAATTTTTAACCCTAGGAGAAAACATGAATGATGTAACTTTGTTTCAGCAAGAAGTCCCTGCGTATCTTAAAAAAGTAGGTCTTGACGACCTCACAAAATCTCTGTCTGGCAACACAGGCGTTAAGCGTATTTCCATCCGAGGCGGTGTGTTTCGTTTGATGGTGAGTGGTGAAGAAATTGCTAAGAACGAAAGCCGTGCAATGAACCTTGTCATTGTTAACGGTGGGCGACATGTAGCACGTTCCTTCTACGCTGGTAAGTACGTAGCAGGAGAAGCGGCATCCCCTGATTGCTGGTCTAACGACGGCGACAAACCTGATGTCAGCATTGAGTACCCGCAAAATAAATCGTGCGAAGGTTGTAGCCAGAACATCAAAGGCTCTGGTCAAGGTGACTCTAGGGCTTGCCGGTATCAGCAGCGACTTGCAGTGCTTCTTGCCGATGATATTGATGGGGATATATTTCAGCTACTGCTCCCCGCAAAGTCTATTTTTGGCCGGGGTGATCTAGACAAGATGCCGTTCCAACAGTACGCCAAATATGTTGGCACTCAAGGTAAGAGCATCAACACGTTGGTAACTGAAATTCGCCTAGACAGCGACAGCGATACGCCAAAGCTGACGTTCAAGCCGATTAGATATCTATCAGAGCAGGAATGGGAAACTGCCCGTGAGAAAGGCGATAGCCCTGCGGCTAAGGCGGCTGTGCTCCAGACCGCATTTGCAACTGATGCAAAGCAAAAGCCTAAAGCAATAACGGCGGCTGCACCTAAAGTAGAGACGGAAGAAGTAGCTGAACCTACTAAGCGCCCCTCTAAAAAGATTACTGAGCCAGCATCCAAAAAAGATTTTGTCGATGTGCTGAACAGTTGGTCTACCGATGATGAATGATAATGGACAGCCGTGGCTATTCATCAAGAATCACTCGGGCTAATTTGAAGGCTTCTGCCAGAAGTCCCGGTGTTGCACTGGGGCGCTTCTGTATTGAGCGTGAGATTCCTGTTCGTGAAGTGGCAGAGTACTATGGTGTGAGCCGTATGACCATATACAAATGGTTCATCGGTGAGTGGATTCCACGCCGAGTGCATTGCGCAAAGATCGAAGAGGCGCTTGCAGGTACTAAAGTTAGCGCATAGACCCATAAGCATCCACAAGTAGGGGTATCGCCGCCCCCGTGGATGCTTTCTTTTGCGGTGCAAAGGCGGCTATGACAAGGACAAATCTATTGTCGGCAGTGCTGTCCACAGAGGGATGGTACTGTATTGTCGGTCTCAAGAAGACTGGGCTACCTAAACAAATATTTGTTCAGGGGCTAGAAGAGGTAGAGCTAGAGGTACAGGATTTATTGAGCAAACAGTACGATGTGTACTTTGCCTGTGCTAAATACGAAACGAATAAGACTAGAGCAAAAGACAATGTAAAAGCAATTAAGGCATTCTGGTTAGACATAGATTGTGGAGAGGGTAAGCCCTACGCTACGCAAGCAGATGGACTGACTGCGCTTAAGATTTTCTGCAAAGCTGTTGGTCTCCCAAGGCCGACGCTAGTGAATTCCGGGCGGGGGCTGCACGTATATTGGACGCTAACCGCTGACGTTACGCGACAGCAATGGACGCCCGTAGCGGAGCGGTTCAAAGCCCTGTGCCATGAGCACAATATGGAAGCAGACCCTAGCCGCACATCTGATGCAGCGTCTATCCTGCGTATGCCAGAGACATTGAACCACAAGACCGACCCTGCACTAGATGTATCGGTCATAAGTATTGCGCCAGCGGTTGATTTCGAAGCGTTTAAAAGTAAGCTGGGTGTGATCGAAGAAGCGCCAGAGTACATACCGACGCAGATAAACGAGCTTACCCGTGCTCTTATGGGGAACAAGCAGTTTCGATTCAGCGTCATTGTCGATAAGAACGCCAAAGGTACTGGCTGCTTTCAGTTGTCAAAGGCTATAGCAGAACAGGAAACTTTGGATGAGCCACGTTGGAGGGCAGCGTTATCTATCCCAGCGTTCTGTGTAGATGCAAGTACGGCAGTGCATGACATATCTAACAAGCATCCGGGGTACTCGGCAGCGGGGACAGAAGACAAGGTTCAGAAGATTCGGGGGCCGTACACGTGCGAGAAGTTTGAGTCGGTCAATCCCGGTGGCTGTGATAACTGCATTCACAAAGGCAAGATCACATCCCCAATTGTGCTAGGGGGAGAGATTGCTGAAGCAACACCAGAAGACAATCAAGTTGAATTCATTTCGGAATCGTCCAAGCCAGTTACGTACACCATACCAGAATACCCGTTTCCATACTTTCGTGGTAAGGGCGGTGGGGTCTACCGTAAGGCAGAAGAAGAGGATGATGCCGACGCAATCCTTATATACGAGCATGACCTGTATGTGGTTAAGCGACTCAAAGACCCACAGAGCGGAGAAGTCATATGGATGCGTCTGCATACTCCGAAAGACGGAGTGCGGGAATTTGCGTTACCCGCAGTGGACTTACTCACACCGGATAAGTTACGAGAAAAGCTAGCGTGGTATGGAGTTATCGCACTAAAAAAGCAGATGGACGCGATCATGGCGTACATAGTCCGCTCAGTTAAAGAACTGCAATACAAACAAGGGGCAGAAATCATGCGATCACAATACGGCTGGACAGAAAAAAACAAGGCATTCGTAATCGGCGACACTGAGATAAGCGCCGAGGGCGACAGGTACAGCCCCCCTTCAAGCTACACCTCACAGTTGTCAGAGTGGTTTACCCCCGTAGGTACGCTAGAAGAATGGCAGTCAGTTATTAATGTGTACGACAAACCGGGGTTTGAACCCCATGCATTCGGGTTCTTTACTGCATTCGGCGCACCGTTGATGAAGCACCTGAACCTGAAGGGGGCCATCATAAACATGATTAACAATGAGTCGGGGACGGGCAAAACCACAACAATCAAGGCGATGCATAGCGTGTATGGTCACCCCGAGGAAATAATGCTGATCCAGCGGGACACTATGAATGTGCGGCTACATCGGCTCGGCGTTATGAACAATCTGGGGCTGGGGTGCGATGAAATAACAAAGATGGTAGCGGATGATTTCAGTAATTTCGCCTATGCTGTTTCGCAGGGGCGAGGCCGAGGGCGCATGAAGTCGAATGAAAATGCTGAGCGCATCAACATGGCTAAGTGGCAGACTATTCTGCTATGCAGTTCTAATGCATCGGTGGTAGACAAACTAAGATCGTTGACCTCCATGCCAGATGGCGAGCTAATGCGGGTAATTGAGTACGCAATCCCCGAGACTAAGCTCCTGACAAAGCAGGAAGCAGACGATATTTACCCTAAGCTGCACACCAACTATGGTCATGCAGGGCGCATATACATCCGCGATCTGGTGAGCAACTTGGAGGAGCGTATACGAGAAGTCAAGGAAATTCAGAGGCTCATAGACAAGAAGGTGGGATTTACGAACCGTGAACGATTCTGGTCAGGTGTGGCGGCGTGCAATATTGCTGGGGCGCTCTTTGCTAGACGCCTCGGGCTGATCGACATAGATGTAGGGCGCGTGTTTAAGTGGATGCTTACAGAATTTGCCCAAATGCGGCAGGACATAAAGCCACCATCATCTAACCATAGCAGCGTAATAGGAGAGTATTGGAATGAGCATCGGCGCAATACGCTGGTGATAAATGATCGGGTGGATAAACGCACGGGCGTAGAGATGCTGCCAATCCTAGAACCTAGTGGCGAAATGATAATTCGCATGGAGCCAGATACCCAAAAGCTCTTCATTATCGGGAAGAAGCTGCGTACATGGTGCGCTGACCATCAGATAACTATCAAGGACGTACTTAATTCTCTGACCGCTGACGGCGTATACATTGGCACAATAAAGAAACGCATGGCTAAAGGCACAAAACTCGGCAGTGTTCCGCCCGTAGATGCTTACGTATTTGACTGCTCCAAGGGTGACTTCATAGACCCAGACATGTACATAGCAGCCGCAAAAGAGGCTGTAGAGAAGGACGCCGCAGAAGAGGAAGATGAGATTAAATGATATCGACTACAACATCGACTGGCGTAAATTTAAGTTAGGCTGGTCGGTTTTCTTACCCTGCTTGCGCGTTGAGGAGGGTAAGGTGTCTGTAAACGCTACCATGAAACGATTAGATTTTAAGGTAGCAATAAAACCCGTCATTGAAGACGGGATTAAAGGGCTTCGAATCTGGCGGATCGGATAATTATTCCATGCCGTACCGTAGCATCGGAGATATTCTAGGCACTAATTTCTCAGGTATACGAGCGCCGACAGCGTTAGCCCGTGCCTTAAGTTTTTCCCGCTCTTTAAATGAGTCGGCTAAGTTCTCATCCGATACAGCTTCTTCAGGATACCGCATATTAAAATCCGCTTTTGCTTTTAGCGCATCAGAATACGCATCAGTACCTCGATCCAACCATAATCTATTCATCAGAGCAGACCTCTCATCCGTAATCTCCTTGGCTACTTTTTTAGCTTGCACTACAGACTTTTGCGCTAGTGCTAGTTTCTCAGGCTGTATCCCTATGCTTTGCAATGCAAGTTCCCACATTGTAAATTGTTCAGCATACAAACCCCCAATAGTATCCCCGCCAAGCGTTGTTGCTCCTTCAGTACCAAGACGGTATGCCTTTATAGGACTAGCAATTGCCACGGGCGCTACTTTTTCAAATGCACGGCCTAGTTGACCCTGCTGCGCTAAGCCCCACGCATCTGCATAATTTAGCGCCAACCCCGCAAATGGCCCTGCATTAGCAATAGCTGTTTCCACTGCACTTTGGCGAGCGTCGGGAGAGTACCGGCCTTCTCTATACAGCATATTCTTTGGGTCGATACTGACACGCTCTGCAAGGCTGGCTCCGGTAATAGTAGGTATAGGGCCACGGGCTGCAGCCATACCTATCTTTTCACCTGCTGCACCTGCCTTTTTAGCGTCCATTCCAGCCTTAACAAGCATAGCTCCTGCCCACCCACCGAATTCAGTCTGCATGAAGTTGTAGAAGAAATTTTCCCATTCAAAATACTTATCCTTATCGTCCCCGCTCCCGGAGAATGCTGCACTTATAAGTAACCCCATCAGGGAGAAGAACGGCGCTGCGGCTAAACCTCCCCATAGCATTGCCATCCCCGTCGTACCTGCAAACTGATTTCTTGCTTCCTTGGCTACTTCGCTTCGGTATACTTGAATCTCATTCATGCGTTGCTCAATATCGGCAGGGAGCATTTTGTCTGCTACCATAACCGCACGGAACTCTGCCATCTCAGCCTTACTGAATGGCGTACCTATCATCAACTGCAGATTACGCGCTTGCAAATAAAGTGTAGTTATTGCGTATTGTTTAAACTGCAGTAGTACATTCACTCCGGGTACAGTAAATATGCGCCCCTTCATCTGCCGACTAGGGTCACCAAGGGTAAGCCCCACTACCTCTCGCGCCTCATCTATAGCTAAGTCAAAGGCTTCATCAGCGGTGTATTTAACTGGCGTGCCCTGCTTATCCCGCTCAACTACGCCTCGGATATCTATTTTATCTGCATTACTATATTTTTCATGTGCTAGCTCAAACACAGTCAGCAGTGTATTTTCGCGGGTAAAACTTTCAGAGTGATGGAAAGCAAAGGCTGCAACTTTCTTTGCGCTGTTTACCGCGCCTGTATACAGCGCCGATGGGCGTTCACCCAGACCAAAAATATCGTTCGACATAGAGATATTAAAATCCCCATCATCTACAAACTTATCAGCCGCTCGTTGCAGTATTGGAATAAGTCCCTTGCCTTGTGCTATAGACGGCATTGAAACCTGAAACACATTCCTCAACCCCTGCCCTGCTGTAAATAGTGGTGCTATGCTGCGACTTGGTATAGACTTTCCGTATTTAGCAAGGTTTTTTAAGAACAACGCATTAGTTTTTGCGTATCCATAACGACTTCCAATATATGGCATCGTAGTAATAGTCGCACCAATGACATTTACCAGTGCGCTAGCGGGGCCAGATAGCATGGTAAAGAACGTGAGTGACGTTATATTTGCGGCTATCTTTGCGCCACTACTCTTATCCTCCATGCCGAAAATTGTTTTGTACCGCTTCTCTACTTCATGTACATAGTCAAGGTATACCGCCTGACGCTTCGTGTCTGTAAATGTATTGATGTAAGTACGGGCATTATTAAGGTTATTTATGAACGGCTCTGCAAACTTAAACCTAGCCTGTTGGTACGCGCTATGGACTGCGGTGTGCGCAAATACCCGCAGCATGTCTTCACTTGCACCTTGAATAGCCCTACGATTAATAAACATCTTACGCATACTTTGCTGTGGTAGCAGTACATAGATGAGTTGGTTTATGCTATCTTTCAGTTCCTTTTGTATGTCGCTGATACTAATAGCAGAACCCGCTGACGGTGTTGCTGTCAGCGATAGCCCGTCAATCATATCCTGTACGTCTTTAAGTACCTGCGTTGTACCTACGTTCCTAGAGTAAATCTCTGAGATGCCATTACCCGGATGAGCAGTTTGTGCCAAGGCTTTTTGCTGCGCATTACCTGCTTCTAGCTCCCGCTTTCTCCTATTGAAAGTGCGGTCACGGGTATCTACGTCTTCGAATATATAGAACTCTTTGAAATTTCCCTTACCTACTTGGAACCAAAATTCCCCAAATCGGCGCAATGGAAAATACGGGGTAGCTAATTTATCGGGGCCAAACTGCTCGTTGATCTTCCTAATCATTGTCTGACGTTCTTTTTTAGGCAGTGCCAAAGCACGGGATTTCATTTCCCGCACCATATCTTTTACAGAGTCAGAATAAAAATCTCGTACCCGCTGGTAAATACTTTGAAACTCTGGGCTTAAAGAATTCCATGCATTATTTAATGGGGCATTGACTTTACTAGCATCGTAGTTAGGGCCGAGTGGGTCTACTTCGATACTACGAATTGTTACCTCCATCATAAGCCGCCCCATAAGGGTAGACTGTTTTGGATTTTTAACCTGCGCCAGTTCCCAAATCTTCAGTATGTCTTCCGCAGCTTTCATTTTAGAGCCACGGTAGGCTGTCATCTGCTCAACAGTTTTTACTGATCCCCCAAGCTGGGGGAACTTATATTTGGTCAAATCTTGCAGTTGCCGTAGTTGCAGTACTGGCAGTATTGCTGCGCGTTGTCGCCATTGTGGGTAGCTCCAGAGTCCAGCCCCTAAATCTGATACGGCAGCATCTAATGAAACTCGCCCCTTAAATATATCACCCATTAAAGTACGCAGCGTAACTTGGCTAGTTTCTGCGGTACGGTATGAGTCAGGTGTGCTAACTGGCCCCCAAATACGTTTCTTTTTTCCTGTAGGTTGTCCTGTAGGTTGTCCTGTAGGTTGAGTAGCAAACCGAATACTGCCGGTTACTGGGGGTGCTTGTGGCCTTGCAGCAGAAAAAATCTCGTTAGCTTCTACCATAATTGCAGCGGCAAGATTATCATTGCCAAACATCTGCATTACGTATTTAATAAATGAATTAAATAGTGAAGCCTTTTCTACCTTATACTGAATACCCTTAAGTCTATTCTGGAAGTTTGTATTGGTTAAAGCTTCAGCAACAAATTCGTAGATATTAGTAAAGCCGTATTCGCCCGGAGGAAGTTTTGATTGGGCGTATTCGTACATCTTGTACAAATTAGCAACAGCTTCTTGCTGCCTAGCAGTTAAGCCAGCGGCTCCACGGAGCATGAACTCAGTAGCAGCATGGACTACTTCATGTAAGAATACGCGATTAGATGTGCCCAACGTCTTATTTGGGGTAATTGCTATGCTATCCAAATCAGGAACAAAGAACCCCGGCGCAGTAAGTCCCGTCAGTGCTTTAGTGTATATGCCGTACACCGAACCAAATTCAGTATTGACCGGGGCAAGATTGTAGTTACCCTTCTCCAGTTCTTGCAGACCCTCGTATACCTTTTCAAGACTATCGCCTTGGTTGTACGTCTTAAAGTATTTGTTGTATACCTCAGGATACATGAGGTTCACATAGGAGAAAAGCCGAATCTGCTGCTGGGTAGTTTTATTGTCTATGTGCCTGCGTATCAACTCACGGGCATTGTTAAATCCGATGATTGTAGGCAGATTAAGTTCTGCTAGGCGTGCAGCAAGCTCAGATGCTAAGCCTGATGTGTTCTGCGCCAACGCACGGAGCGCCCCCGTAATGTTATTGGCGCTAATTGCCTTTGAAACTGATGGGTGCAGACCTACAATGGGTGTGCCAGCCTGCGCCTTAGGGGTTATATCGCTTTTTCCAGTTCCTTCACCGACTTCGCTTGTTGTATCAATTGGAGGACTGGGGCGTATAGGTTCATTCCCTCCAAGTCGTTCTCCTGTTTGTATAGAACCCAATGCGTCTTGGCCCCCATCTCCAATGCTTCCATCCGATGCGCTGGCGGAACCTTTTCCGTAGTCTTCAAGAGACTTGCCAGTATTTTTTGTTGTTGACTTCCCATATGCTTCCCTCATTGCAGTGAATGTTGATTCGTGCCGAACTAAGATATCTAGCATGGCATCACGGAAGTAGTCTAGCAATCCCTCCTCCGCAAGATACTGCCGTACCTTTGCCATTTGAGTGTTATGCCCAACACCGTGACTCATATCTCCCGTATGCGCTAGCTCATGGGTCGTAGTCTCCCAGAAATTTTCGCGTACACCAAACAATGATGTTGCGCCCCAATCGTAGAAAGGGTTAAGCATCATCGCTTTGTACGGTACTTTTATATGGATACCGCCGTGCCCCCTATCTATGGAGATACCCGCAAAGAATGAATTTTCTGGCTTTAAAACATCATACCCATACATGCCGCTTTTTGCTAGAGCCTCGCGCATCTCTACAAATACCGTGCCTAACTCTGCGAAAAACTTTTCGGGTTCCCCATACGGGCGACCTATGGCAAGATAATCTACATTAGTATTGTTGTGATAGATAGGAAGCGCAGGGTCTTGCTGCATCTGCAGCATGAACTGTTCCTTTTTTGCAGCTTCTGTCTCAGCGGTGAAGGTACTTTCTTTCTGCTTCTCCCGTTTTCTGATCTCTTCTTCTCGCATGTCAACTACAACTTTACCTTTTGTATCCGTGACAACCTGTCCTGTAATCTTGACCTCTGTAGGCAACGGTGGCAGTTTTGTTGTTGTTTCCCTTTTCCCGCCCGTTTTATCAAATGCTATCTTTAGCTTGTTGCTAAGGTCTGCTATCTCTTGCCCCGCTTCTATCCGAGGAAGGGTGACAATACTCTTAAAGTTTTCTTTTAGTTCTTCCCGTGCATACCCTTGAGCAATCTGCGCAAGATAAGCCGACAACGCTGTTACATCATTTTCCAGTCGGCCTTTAAATCGTTCACGACTATTTTCAAATGGATAATCAGGGTGCTTTGCTTCTACATCAGGGAGTACATTTACAATAATATCATAAGGTATTACTTCAGACTGCGTTACATTAAATTGTGTAGAAAACTGATACACGCCGCTAGATAGCACTTTATGTTCTGGATTCTCCTTACGCTCTATTCCGTAATATATATCTGCACTACCCCAATCAAAATTAATTTTTAATTTTTGGTATCTATCTGCGGGGAAATTAAGCCCCATAGGTAGCACTTCAGTTTCTGTACTGCGACCAGTATACGCCACGGTCACAGCAACAGGGCCGATTAATGGCTGCTGTAAAGGTCTGATGCTGCCAATAGAATACGGAAAATAAATATCTCTGCTATCCCCGGTCTTAGGGTCGATATATGAGTTTGGTATGGTAACAGTAACTGACGTACCGTGTTCATTTTTTGGCGCTGGAGTTTTATTAGTTTCCCAGTTGCTGTTAGCAATCTCTGTAGCCGTAGCATTTACCGTTGTTCGTACTCCATCTCGTACAGTATCCAGAACCAATCGTTCCGAACCCAACATAAACCCCATCTTTGCTAAGCCCAAACCGCCACTGCGCAAACTTGGGGGGAGGTCGGACTTATCCGAACCAGCTACAGTAAAAAATGCTTTTCGTACAATCTCGGGGGTCATACCCCGGCCATCATCTGTAATCGTAATAGTCCGAGTAACACGGTTAATAGTGATATGTATATTGCCCGATTTATACAGCGGGGCATCTTTTAAATTTGATGTTGCACCCTTAACGGCATCGAATGCATTCTGTAGTAGTTCTTTAATTGACACGCTTGCAAGGTCAGAGGCATACATGTTAGCGCCGAGCAACTGAATAAGCCCCGGCATGTCTGCGACTAACTCGCCCTTCTCTTTCCCAAATTTCTTATCTTGGTCGGTGGATTTAGATGCTGCTGCTGTAGATGCAGTATCGGGCCGCGATATGAGAGTTACATTCTTGCTAGGTACTCTGGTATACGCCTTTGGGTTTGTGCTGCTGTCGGCGTGAAACTTAACGTAGTCCCCTTCTACCCCGACAACTATGCCGGGAATATTGCCAAAACGCACGCTATCGCCGACCATAAAACCCGAAAGAATATTCTCAGCAGCTTTTGTAATCTTTTTACCAACGGCATCTATCTCAGAAGAGCCGTAATAGGGCGTTGCGTCCTTCGGCGGTTTCGGTGTAAGGGACTCAGCAAGTGGTAGCTTAGCGGCTTCTTTTTCTTCTTCAGCTTCGCTTTCTAATTCGTCAAGCCGCTCAGAGATAGCATTGTCTCTTGCTTCGTCCAGCAGACTACTTAGTTCGCTTAGTGCATCCCCTGCATCCTGTTCCCGATCACTGATAACTTCTAGCACAGTGCTGATGTCATCCAGCACCCCATTTTTTTCTAGCTGTCTGGCAAGTGCCTTTATTTGCGCCTTAGTCTCGACGCGATCTTCCGTCTCAATACGATCTATTGCTTTACCAATAGGGCCACTATCTACATCCGCTTCAGCTTGTGTCTGCCGTGCTTCTTCTACCTTATCTATTTCTTCCTCAGTTGGCTCAGCGGGTTCTACTGCTTTTGGCGCTTTGGCTTCTGGAGCTTTCGGTGCTTCTGGGGCTTTGGCTTTTGGAGCTTTCGGTGCTTTTGGAGCTTTCGGTGCTTTTGGAGCTTCTGGGGCTTTTGGTGCTACGGCTTTCGGAAGTTCTAAGCTAATCTCTTTATTAATTTCGTCATAAGTTTTTAATGTTGCAGCGGGATTACTACGTTTATATCCCTTTGTTTCTGCTAACGCTTGATTAATAAACCTAGACCCTAATCCTGCAATAGATGAAATGCTACTATGCATTTCCCGAATATGAGAGGGAGCCGTAGCTAGTGTGGCCGCATATTCAGCGGTACCTTTTTCCATGCCAATGGTAGGATCATTAGCGTTACGCAATGCTTCTTGGAGCTTGGCTATATGCCCATTAACATTCTGTAAAGTAAAATGAATGGCTTTTTCCCTCTCCGTTAGAGGTGTTGCGGGTTGAGCTTCGCCCATAATACTATCGTAAAACGCAGTAACGGTTTTACCCATACTGGAAATTACGGGAGCTAAATATGAACGGAGAGATATTGGCTCTTGCTGTTTTCCACCCTCTGTTTTTGCTGCTCGTAGTTTATCTACTCTATCTTTATAAAAATCAATAGTGCTTTGCTGTATTAGCGTCTTGCTCATAGGCGCTGCATTAATCAGCATTCCAGCTATAAAGCCGGGATTGCCCCCCAACGCCTGAGCTTCATTAGCTAACTTTTGTACTTCAGCTTTGTATTCTTCCTGTGTTTTTTCCGGTGTTAATGTATCTGGCTGCTGTTTTTTTCCAACTCCAACGTCAGTAGAAGGCTGGCTAGTATCCGCCACTCCCACTCCCCCAGTTGGTTCAGTAGATGTGCTTCCTTCGGGGACTGCCCCGACAGTATCTGAAATGCCAGCGACACCTGCTCCGGGGACAAGTCCAGCGCCCTCCTCTGATTTTCGGCGTTCATCTTCTTCCTCCTGCCTTGCTAGTGCGTCCAGATCAGCAATTGCCTGATCCTCTGTTCGTGGCGTAGCTATATCACCTGTTAGTTTTGGCTCCCTACGAGAATCAAGCGGGGGTTGCGCACTAGTAAATCCGGGAACATATTGAGTGGTCGGCTCTGCACGATCTTCAGTAGGCAACGTACCAGTAAACCCAGTCGGCTCTACACGGCCAGACGGTGGGGGAGGTGGAGGAGGAGCTTGTTCTTCCCTTGCTTCAGGTCTAAGAAATCCCTTTTGCCTAGCAAGTTGTTCTGCGGTTAGTGGTTTAGCAAAACTTTCAACAAATGTGGAAGTTCTTTTTAACGCCTCTAACCCAGCAGAATGCCCCCCTGCCATAGCTATACCAGCCATCAACCCCTGTGCAGCGGCTTTATCTACACCTTCATCCCAAGGTCTGCCAGTTGCAAGATTCTGAAATACCTGTTCCTGCGCGGACTGTGGCAGTTCTTCTAGGAAACCTTCCTTAGCTATTTCTTTAAAAAATTTAGTTACAAACGGGCCTTCACCAACCCCAATGCCCTTAATTCCCTGTGATCTAGCAGCAATATTAGTTTCTACGTCTCCAATACCTAACTTTGCTGCAACCCTACCCGAAACTGCGCCGATTGCAGTAGTCCCTAAACCAGCAGCAATAGCAGGTAATACATACTGATTCCAATCTTTACCCGCCTGCCTACCAGCTTCTGCTGTTGACCCCATAGTTTGAGTACCTTCGGCAGCACCCCCCGCTAAAGCTATCTGCGGTATTTTTTCTTTAACTTTATCTGCTATAAACTTTTCTGCTCTAGCCCCAGTAAGCCCCAGAGTTTTTGCCTCTAGTATTGCTTTATCAGCAATAAACCGTACAAGTTTGCCCCCTGCGCCCCCGGCAAGGACTGTCCCCGGCAAGGACTCAACTACACTACCTAGCAGTGCAACGGGATTAATAAGTAATGCAGCGGTGGTATTAAGAAAACCTTGAGCATCCGCAACTGCTTGCTCTTGAGTCCTTGAAGTTGCTGACTGAAACCCCTGTATAAATTCATTAGTACTCTTCGGGTCGTACCCCATGCCCTTTAATACTTTGCCAGCAACGCCCCCAGTAATAATATCTTCTATACCTACATAGGCTTCACCAAGACCTACAATACCCTGAGCAAGTTTAAGCGGAATGTCTTTAGCAAGAGCAGTAAGACCTTCTTGGGCGGCGGCTTGTTGTAGGCGTTCGCGCTTAGCAGCATCTACTCGTTTGGCAATAACTGCTAGTTGTTCTTGGACTGCCTGATCCCTAGCAAGCATTGCAGTGCCTTGCGCTATTGCAGCATCTGCCTTTTCTTTTCCTCGCCCAGCGGTAAACATGACCGATCCCGGACTTGTGCTTTGCAACATAGTCAGACGGTTTAGCTCCGCATCTTCCTGTGGCGGTTCCATCTTTATACCACGCTCAAATATCGAGCCGCCCGTAGGAGTAGGTGGCTCCGCTGCTCCCGCCATCATTGCTGAGAACTCATCGGTTGGAGCGCCCTCCGCTACTAATGGAGCACGGGGAGGTTTAACTACTGGAGCAACGGGAGCCGCAACGGGAGCCGCAACGGGAGCCGCAACGGGAGCCGCAACGGGGGCAGTGATTGCTTCATCCACCAACCATTGATTGCCTATTAAATAGGCTTTAGTCCCCGCAGGGTTAACTGCTGTTTGCGCAATAGGTTTCCACTCATTGCCGACTAAAGCAACACTTGCCCCAGTGTCAGGGTTGGTAGCTATTTGAAGAGCCATTATTGGGGTACGCGGTTATATCCGGGAGGGGGAGGAGGTGCGTTACCAGCATCTGGGGCAGGGGCAGCAATGTTTATAGGTGTTACTGGTACGCCCTCTTCGGCGAAAATTACCGCTCTCCTAGCTGCCTGCGCCGCTGCATCCCCTTTTCTTACCGCTTGTAGATACGCAGCATCCGTAGTTAGTCTAGCTGTAGCGCGTTTTTTTGCTTCGGTATCCTTTGTTGACTCAATTTTAGCTTCAACTCCCGGCATCCCTGCGGCTTTCATGCGCAAATATTGTTTAATCGCTTCACTCGTTATTGTAGCTTCAGACCATCCCGGATTATCTTCTTTTAATTTCGCCGCAATACCTGCTATTTGTTTATCCGGAGATGTTTGTTTATTTGCGGCTTCGACTGCTCGCGCACGTGCATCGTCGAACCTTCTATCTGCGTTGTACTCCGCTGCCGCTGCCGCCGCTTCCCGACCCATCAACCCCGTAATACCCGTAGCAAAGTGCCCGAGAAGTGTGGCTTTGGATACATTAAGGTTCTCGGCGATCTTAGCAAATTCGGCGTCAGCTTTCTGAACAGCAGCCACATCTCCAGAGAGTTGGGCGCGACGAAGTTCCTGCACTTTGTATTGTGCTTCATTCATCAGTTCGTTTTGCTTCAGCGTCTGTTCACGCAAGCCTTGTTCTCGCATAGCAGCAGCTTCAGCAGATTTATTTAGCGAAGTTCCGATACCACCAAACAGACTACCGATGCCCTTTTGCCCACGGGTAGCTTGCCCACCAGCGATCAAAGCCTGTGACAAATCACGGAGCGTCCTAGACTTCTCCTCCCCACGTTGCTTAGTGGACTCTGCTTCCCTAGCAACACGGGCTTTCTCCAGCCCAGTAAGGTATTCTGCACCTTGTGGCCCTGCGGCTATACCATAATCCTCTCCCAACATGCGTTCTTGTCGAATAGCTTCTAGGCTCCGTTGCTTCGGGGGTTCGACTGCAGCTAACTTGCCGTACTGCTCCAACATTTGGTTATACAATGCAAGGCTAGCGGCATCCGTAGCCCCCGACATGGGTTTAAGTGCAGGTGCGGGTGCTACTGGGGGTGCTACTGGGGGTGCTGCCGGGGAAACTGCTGTTGACGCTGCCAATGCTGTAGCTGGTGTAGCAATAACTGGGACTTCTGGTGAAGCGGCGGCGGCTGCTTGTGCCGCTACTTGAGCTCTTGCAGGGTCTTTTTCTGGAGGTTCATACTCTGTAATACCCAGTCGCTTCATTAATGCGGCGCGTAGGTCTTTCAAGCCAACACCCTTTTCTTCTACAGCGTCCTCGGAGCCTCCTTTAAACGACACTATTCCACCGCCGCCGTAGTCAAACATGCGTGAGTCAACGGGCAGTCCCATCAGTCCACCACCCGCAGCCATCTCAGGTTCTTGGGATTCTGGTTGTGGTACACCGGGAGGTACGGGTTGGGGAGCAGCCATACCCTGCTTCATCATCTGCTCTTGAGCTTGACCTGCACGCCCCTTTTGTAGCGCAGCTAACCCCATTTGTTGAGAAAGTTGCTTAGGCAAACTCTCGTTCATTGGTTCAGTCGGCGGCGCTGCTTGTGGGCCACCCATCTCCATGTCCCGCTTAATCTCATTCATACGCATAAGCGCAAGATACGGCGGTACAGCAGTATTCATCCCCTGCGAAGCTGCAGTCAGGTATTGCAACGACTCGGGAGTCGGCGGCAGCAGACTAAGTTTCTGCTGCATTTGAATGAGATTTGGTTGTAGCATGATTAGAAACCTGTTAATCTTTTTTTGTTATTTTGTTATTTTGTTGTACAAGTCGTACAGAGCAGTCAGCCCACCAATAGTTTGCGTTGCTTGCCCTAGAGCTGATGGCTGTGCAGCGGTATTAGTCACTGTGGAAATCGGTAGTCCTTGAAGCATTGACTGCTGGAACTGCAACATCTTCTGCGGGTAATCCCGTTGGGCCAAGAACTCGTTGTAGTCGGCGGTAACACCCTGCTGCTCCATACCCTGCTGTACTGCACCTTGCTGGGCCATCAGATTCGTAAGACCAGCAGCCTGCCCCTGCTCCGTGTTGAACTGCTGCATACCCTTATCGTATGCGTTGGAGTACCCAGTGCCGACAGTCCTGTTTAGCTCACGCATCAAATCACTTTGCGCTGCAGCATTAGCCACATCCCCACGGGAACCAAATGCCCCGGCTCCTACTTGCTGTGCGTTCCTTGCCTGTTGTGCAATCTGAGCTTGCCGTTGCATGTCTTGCAGTTGTGGGTTTAGCACCGATTGCAGATACGGATTCATGTACTGCTGGGCAATATTTTGCTGCTGGGGAGCCTGCATTGCACCCGAAGTAGTTGCTCCAGCCGTTCCAGTAGGGGACTTCCATGCGCCTATTTGTTGAGCGTTATACGGACTTCCCGATATGCTGGCAAAGTCGGCATCACTAAATCCCTGCTCTCTTTGCTTCGTGTTGTAGAAGTCCCTTGCACCAGCCTCATTGCCCCCAGAAATAAGGTCTTGCATGCGACTGTATGCTTGCTTAGCGGCATCAGTTTGCAATGTCGTTGCTGTCGCCCCTGATGGCATTGCTGTAGAAGCACCAAACTGCGGGAGTTTATATGCACCTTGAGAACTAAAGCTCTGGCCTAGATTGCTGGGGAATGAAAGGCTTCCTAGACCACTAAACACATTACTCTGCAATGCAGATGGCCCAGCAGTCTGTGGGCCTTGGTACACCTGATACGGCGCTGCCCCCAGAGCCTGAGTTTGCCCAAGCATCTGAGTCACATATGGAGCCGCCCAGTTGGACAGGCTGGAGGAGGATGACCCCCCTTGCGTGCCTAGGGAAGACGCAGAGGTATCACCAGTGTTAGTAAGAGCAGTAGCCATTTTTAGTCCTTATGCAGGGAGATATCTATCAGCTTTGGTATTAGCTGCTATGTTTTTTGTAGCACTACGGGCTTTCTTGATGCGTTCCATCATTGCGTAAAGTTTACGCGCCCCAGCTTCCGTGGAACCATTACCAATTTCAGAGACAATACGCGCAGGTATAACAAATTCTCCATCGGCAAGTCGAGCGGGTTGCCGACTACCTATTGTCGCAGGAATCGAGTCAGACACACCATCACCGGGGCCGCGAAGTAGCCTGCCACCATCAGAATACGAACCAAGATTGGCAATCCCACCTGCCGCAGCCAAAAAACCACCCGCAGCCTTGTGAGGTATGAGGCCACCGTTTGCACGGTTTTCTGAGTAGTCCGTGTACTGGGCTTCAGCTTGGGGTTCAGCTTGGGCTTTAGTTTGGGGGGCGTTTGCGGCCTTAGCTATAGCAATTTGCTCAGGTGTTATATCGTATTTAGCTGCTGCACGCACCACATCATCGTAGTTCATCTCTGGAGTTACGGAAGATGCGTAGAGCGCATTGACCTCTGCTTGTGTGTGCGCGGGAGCAGTGGCGGTTGTAGCTGCGGTTACGGGAGCAGTGGCGGTTGTGGCTGCTGTAGTTACTGGGGCAGTAGCGGTTGTGGCTGCTACGGGGGCATTTGCAGTTCTAGCTATAGCAATTTGCTCAGGTGTTATATCGTATTTAGCTGCTGCACGCACCACATCATCGTAGTTCATCTCTGGAGTTACGGAAGATGCGTAGAGCGCATT